GGCCCCACCCTATCAATCTGGACATGAGATTTGATGAATTTAAATATAGAACCTGACCTAGGCATAGAACTGCCCGAAAAATCCGTACCCTTATCTGACTTTAAAGAGAAGGCGGATGCCGCATGCGCGACGGCTGAGTTTCTAGGAATATCCGCTGAACCATCAGAAAAAGATTTAGAAAAAGCAGAAGACGTAGTCCTCAAGCTTGCTGAAGACCCTGAGAAAGGGAATAAGAAAGCACTCACACAATCTAAGCACTTTAGTGCGCCCACATATATACAGACTAAACACATACTAGATTCTTATGCACTTAAAGTAGTTGAGAATGCCACACAGATTAGATTACTTGTAACTAATAAACTCATCATGGAGTCTGAGAATGAAGATGCGAAGATTAGACTTCGTGCATTAGAATTACTCGGTAAGATTACAGACGTAGGACTCTTCACAGAGAAGTCAGAAGTCACAGTTAATAACCGGTCATCACAAGAGTTGGTTAATACACTCAAAGATAAAATTAGAAAACTTATGTATCCTGAAAATGTTCAGGAAGCCGAGACCGTTGAGTCAGTAGAGATTGCTGGTGAGACACTTAATGTAGATGAAGAGCTTGGAATAGTGGACGAGAAGTTTGATGACGACAACAGCCAACCCGCTTGAAGAGTTAGATGATACAGAACTTAACTACCTCATAAATAATTTTGAAGAGTTAGGTATAACTGATTTAGAAGAAATAGAAGCAGCCGTTGATGAATTAGAAAGACGTCAATCAGCACAAGCTTGTCGTGATGACTTGATTGAGTTTTGTAAAAAGATGCAGGCCGATTATAAAGTAGGTAAGCACCATAGACGACTTGCAGACTTGTTAATGAATATTGCTGAAGGTACGGAGACAAGAGTTTGTGTGAATATGCCTCCCCGGCATGGTAAATCACAACTTGTATCTATATATTTCCCAGCATGGTTTTTAGGAAAGTATCCTGACAAAAAGATTTTGATGGTATCTCACACAACTGACTTAGCAGTTGACTTTGGTAGAAAGGTAAGAAACTTAATTGACAACCCAGCGTATAAACAAATTTTTCCAACAGTCAGTTTGGCACAAGACAATAAATCTGCTGGTCGGTGGAATACAAACGTTGGCGGTGAGTACTTTGCTTGTGGTGTGGGTTCCGCTCTTGCTGGTCGTGGTGCTGATTTGTTACTTGTTGATGACCCTCACAACGAGCAGGATATTATTGGGGGGAACTTCGAGATATTCGAGAAGGCGTATGAATGGTTTACATATGGTGCGAGAACCCGTCTCATGCCGAAAGGCCGAGTCGCAATTGTACAAACTAGATGGCATCAAGATGACTTAACCGGACGTGTTGTCCGTGACATGATAAATAATGAGGAAGCAGACCAATATGAAGTGGTTGAGTTTCCTGCGATATTTAATGAAAATTCTAAAGATGAGAAAGCACTCTGGCCAGAGCAGTACACGTTGCAAGCATTGCGACAAACAAAAGCGTCAATGCCCGTCTTCCAATGGAACGCGCAGTATCAACAAAATCCTACGGCAGAAGAAGCATCTGTTATAAAAAGGGAATGGTGGAATATATGGAAAGAAGAAAGACCACCACAATGTGAATATATTATTATGAGTCTTGACGCCGCAGCCGAAACTAACAATCGAGCTGACTTTACTGCCCTAACTACATGGGGAGTATTTATGAATGATGAAAAAGAAGCGTATAATATAATACTATTAAATAGTATTAAGAAACGGTTAGAGTTTCCAGACTTAAAAGATTTAGCTTTAAATGAGTATAAGGAATGGGAACCTGATAGTTTTATTGTAGAAAAGAAGTCCGCAGGTACAGCTTTATACCAAGAATTACGAAGAATGGGTATGCCGGTGCAAGAATATACCCCACATCGTGGAAGTGGTGATAAACTAGCAAGATTAAATAGTGTAGCCGATATTGTGAAGTCTGGACTATGTTGGATACCTGAAGCAAGATGGGGCGAAGAAGTTATAGAAGAAATTGCAGGATTTCCGTTTATGAGTCATGATGACTTGGTGGACTCAACAACAATGGCACTCATGCGATTCAGACAAGGTGGGTTTATTAGGTTACCGACTGATGAACCTGATGAAATAAAATTGTTTAAATCAAGAAGAACTAAAGGTTATTACTAAGGATGATATATGGCAACTAATATAGATAAAGGTTTATACGCAGCACCTCAAGGAATTGAAGAGGCAGCTCAACAAGAGTCCCCAATTGAAATACAAATTGAAGACCCTGAGTCTGTCAAGATTGGAATGGATGGCTTAGAAGTTATCCTTGACAATTCAGTAGAAAAAGGTGAAGACGAATTCAACGAAAATCTTGCAGAACTTTTATCTGATGGTGAGTTAGCTGAATTATCTGGTGACTTAATTGGTGACTTTGATGGTGATGTATCATCAAGAAAAGATTGGATACAAACATATGTAGATGGTTTAGAGCTTTTAGGTTTAAAAATTGAAGAAAGAGCCGAACCATGGGAAGGTGCATGTGGTGTTTATCATCCGTTATTAGCTGAAGCTTTAGTTAAGTTCCAATCAGAAACCATGATGTCCATTTTCCCAGCAAAAGGACCTGTTAAAACTATCATTGTAGGTAAAGAAACGCCCGAAAAGAAAGAGTCTGCTGAGCGTGTTGAAGATGATATGAACTATCAGCTCACAGAAGAGATGCCTGAGTATCGTCCAGAGACAGAAAGAATGCTTTGGGGTCTAGGTTTAGCTGGTAATGCGTTCAAGAAAGTCTATTATGACCCACAATTACAACGTCAAGTGGCTATGTATGTACCTGCAGAGGACATTGTAGTCCCATATGGTGCATCAGATTTAGCATCTAGCCCCAGAGTTACCCATGTTATGCGTAAAACAGAAAATGAATTACGTGTTTTACAGGTAAATGGCTTCTATAGAGACGTAGATTTAGGTGACCCTATCACAGCTTTAGACGAAGTTGAGAAAAAAATTGCAGAAAAACTAGGATTTAGAGCTACTTCTGACGATAGATACAAAGTTTTAGAGATGCATGTTGATTTAGACCTTCCAGGCTTTGAAGATATTGACGAAAATGGAGAAGAAACAGGGATTGCACTACCTTATGTAGTAACTATTGAAAAAGGTACTGGCACAATTCTTGCTATTCGCAGAAATTGGCAACCAGATGACAAATTAAAGGCTAAACGCCAGCATTTTGTGCATTATGGATACATTCCTGGCTTTGGATTCTACTGTTTTGGTTTAATTCACCTTATTGGTGCATATGCTAAGTCAGGTACATCTATTATTCGTCAACTTGTTGACGCAGGTACACTAAGTAATCTACCAGGCGGATTTAAAGCCCGCGGTATGCGTATTAAAGGTGATGATACTCCGATAGCTCCAGGTGAATGGCGTGACGTAGATGTACCAAGTGGTGCTATGCGTGACAACATTATCCCATTACCATATAAAGAACCTAGCCAAGTACTAGCAGGTTTGATGGATAAGATTATTGAAGAAGGTAGACGCTTTGCAAACACGGCCGATTTGAACCTTTCAGATATGTCAGCACAAGCGCCAGTAGGTACAACGCTTGCTATTCTGGAACGTACACTCAAAGTGATGTCTGCAGTACAAGCTCGTATTCACTACAGCTTAAAACAAGAATTAAAACTTCTTAAAAAGATTATTGCTGATTATACACCAGAAGATTATAGCTATGACCCAGCCGAAGGTGACCGTCGTGCTAAGAAATCAGACTACGATAACGTTGATGTTATTCCAGTATCTGACCCTAATGCGTCAACCATGGCACAAAAAATTGTGCAGTACCAAGCGGTATTACAGTTAGCACAATCTGCGCCACAAATGTATAACATGCCACTCTTACATCGTCAGATGTTGGATGTGTTAGGTGTTAAGAATGCAGCTAAATTAATTCCAATGCCAGAAGATATGAAGCCACAAGACCCTGTGACAGAAAATCAAAATGTTTTAATGATGAAACCGGTAAAAGCATTTGCATACCAAGACCATCAAGCACATATTGCAGTTCACATGAGTGCTATGCAAGACCCTAAAATTGTAGCTTTACTACAAAATAATCCAATGGCACAACAACTACAAGCTGCAATGATGTCTCATATTAATGAACACTTAGGCTTCCAATATAGAGTTGAAATTGAAAATCAGCTTGGATTTAATTTACCACCACAAGTAGATGAGTCTGGTGAAGATATTCCTATGAACCCAGAAACAGAAGCAAGATTAGCTCCTATGTTATCAATGGCTGCACAACGTTTATTACAACAAAGTCAACAGCAAGCTCAACAAGCACAAGCTCAACAGCAAGCTCAAGACCCAATTATTCAAATGCAAATGCAAGAGCTTCAACTTAAAGCTCAAGAACAACAACGTAAAGCGGCAAAAGATAAAGCTGACATTGAATTGAAAAACAAAGAAGTTCAAATCAATGCTATGAAAGCTGCTGCCGAAATTGGTATGAAACAAAAAACTGATAAAGCAAATCGTAATCTTGATGCATTAAAAACAGTAGCTCAAATGAAACATGAAAAAGAAACAACTAAAAAAGAACATGCGTTAGATATTCTTAAACATGAAGATATGCTTCAACATCAAAAGGAAGTAAAACCTAAACAAGGAGAATAATAAATAATGGATACCCTCGATTACCTTCTAAAGGAAATCACTGAACGCATGACAATGCTAAGTGATGCTGCCTCCCGTGGACAATGCGCAACCTTTGAAGAATATAAATACACATGTGGTCAGTTACGCGGTCTTGAAGCTGCATGTGCCATTATTAAAGACCTGAAAAATAGATTGGAGAACTCGGACGATGAGTAACCTTAATTTTGACAAAGCATTAGATTTGTCAGACATGGCAGAACGTGCTAAGAAAGAAGGTAGAGAAGAAGCAGAAATACGAGCAATTGTAGGCGATGCGACAGACGTTGAAAAAGCAAAGCAGCTTCCTAAACCTTCCGGATATCGCATTCTATGCGCAATACCAGAAGTAGATAAAGAAACCGATAGTGGGTTAGCCCTCCCTGATGAATATATTAGACGGGAAGAACTTTTATCTACAGTACTATATGTAGTAGCTCTAGGTCCAGATTGCTTTAAGGACCCAACTAGATTTCCAAATGGCCCATGGTGTAAAGAAAAGGACTTTGTATTGGTTAGACCCAATGCAGGCACTCGACTTGTTATTCATGGTAGGGAATTTAGAATCATCAATGACGATTCTGTCGAGGCAGTAGTAGAAGACCCTCGTGGAATTAAACGTAAATTTTAATAGGAGGCGGACATGGCCGAAGTAGAAAAACAGGAATATCAATTTCCTGACGAAGTAGAATCCAAAAAACCTGAAGAAAAAATTGAAATTCATGAAGATGCAAGTAATGAACTTCAAATTGAAATTGAAGACGATACACCTTTAGAGGACCGTAATCGTACACCTTCAGACCCAGAAAAAGTCAAAGAACTTGAGGTAGAAGTTGATGACCTAGATAAATATAGTAAAGACGCTAAAGACAAACTTATTCGCATGAAGCGAGTATGGAATGATGAACGTCGCCGTGCAGAATCAGCAGAACGTCAAAGTCAAGCAGCAATTGAAGCTGCACAACGTCTATTAGAAGAAAATAAACGTATTAAAGGTATGCTTTCTCAAGGTGAGGAAGAATACAAAGAGGCAGTGAAAGGTGCCGCAGAATCTAAAGTCAAAGAAGCTAAACGTGCTTATAAAGAAGCATATGATGCAGGTGATGGCGAAAAGATGGCAGAAGCTCAAGAGCAAATGACTAATGCTCAAATGGAACTTGAAAAAGTAAAGAAATTTAAGTTACCCCCTTTACAACAGGAAGAAAATCCTGTACAAAGTGATTATGTAACTCCACAAGTGTCTCGCCCAGATGATAGGGTGATGCGTTGGCAAGCAGAAAACGAGTGGTTCGGACAGAACAAAGCGATGACTGCATTTGCACTTGGGCTCCATGAAGAGCTTAAAGATAACGGCATTGTAGTGGGTTCAGAAAAATATTACGCAGAGTTGGACAAAACGATGCATAAACGTTTTTCAGAATACTTCAATCCTGAAGATACTGAAGAACCGAAAGAAGAGGCAAAGTCTAAAGAGGACACTTCTAAAACTAAGCCGATAACGAATGTAGCTCCGGCTACACGGTCGACGGCACCGAAGCGGGTCAGGCTTTCGCAATCGCAAGTTGCAATTGCTAAGAAACTTGGCTTAACACCAGAGCAGTACGTTCGTGAACTTTTGAAAATGGAGGCCTAAGATGGCTGAGAATAAACTAAGTAGAGATATTGATAATCGTGAATTTAATGAGCGCCCTAAACAGTGGACGCAACCTGAACTTCTCCCTGAGCCTGATAAACAGGCTGGTTATGCATATCGATGGATTCGTGTTTCAACACTAAACAGCGCAGACCCACGAAACCTTTCCGCTAAATTGCGTGAAGGATGGGAACCTGTAAGTCTTGAAGAACAACCCAAATTTAAACTGTTAGCTGACCCCAATAGTCGATATAAAGACAATGTTGAGATTGGCGGTTTGCTCCTCTGTAAGACTCCTATCGAATTTGTCCAACAACGTAATCAACATTACGCCAAACAAAGCGATATGCAAACTCAAGCAGTGGACCAAACTCTTATGCGCCAAAGCGACCCTCGTATGCCTTTGTTCAATGAACGAAAAACTACGACTAGTTTTGGTAAAGGTTCATAATTAATATAAAGGAGTTATAAATGGCTTATCCTGTCGTTAGTAATCCCTATGGCTTTCGCCCAGTAAATCGTATCGACGGTTTACCTTATGCTGGCGCTTTCCGTCAATTGCCTATTGCAAGTAATTACAATACAGCAATTTACTATGGCGACCCAGTTGCGATTGTTACAGGTGGTACTATTGCAAAATCTTCAACATCTGGCTCTGCAATTACATCAGCTGTTATCGCTGGTATTTTTGTAGGTGTTCAGTATGTAAATGCTCAAGGTCAAACTGTACAAGCTCAGTACTATCCTGGCACAACAGTAACGAATGCAATCGCATATTTCGTTGATGACCCAATGGCTGCTTATAAAGTAGCAGTTGGCTACGCTAATGGCGTAGTTACTACAGTTGCACAAAATGCAGTTGGTACAAACATGTCATACTACGCTGGTACTGGTTCAACCACTACTGGTGATTCAGGTGCATGGGTAACAGCAGCATCTGGTGCAAATACAGCAGCACTTCCATGGCGCGTTATTTCTGTTGTGCCTGATACAAACGTTACTTCTACAACTTTCTGTGAAGTTATCGTTAAAATCAACACACAACAATACAACGTTGCTCTTGCAAACAATTTAGCTTAATTAAGGAGAAATAAACATGGCTATTTCACGTGCACAGCTCCTAAAAGAGCTATTACCAGGTCTTAATGCGCTATTCGGTTTAGAATACGCAAAATATGGTGAAGAACATAAAGAAATTTACGAAACAGAAAATTCTGAACGTTCTTTCGAAGAAGAAACAAAACTTTCCGGCTTTAGTGCTGCTCCAGTTAAAAACGAGGGCGCACCAATTGCTTATGACAATGGTCAAGAAGCTTGGACAGCTCGCTATACACACGAAACTATTGCTCAAGGCTTCAGCTTAACTGAAGAAGCTATTGAAGATAACTTGTATGATTCATTATCAGCACGTTATACAAAAGCACTAGCTCGTTCTATGGCTTATACAAAACAAGTTAAGGCTGCTGCAGTTCTTAATAATGGCTTTACTGCTGGTTACAACGGCGGTGATGGTCAACCATTATTCTCTGCATCACACCCACTCGTTTCAGGCGGTACAAACAGCAACATTCCTACAACTCCAGCAGATTTGAATGAAACTTCTTTAGAAGCAGCAGTAATTCAAATTTCATTATGGACTGACGAACGTAGCTTACTTATCGCTGCTAAACCACGTAAACTTATCGTTCCACCAGCATTGCAATTCGTTGCAACACGCTTGTTAGAAACTGAGTTACGTGTTGGTACAAACGATAACGACATCAACGCGTTAAAGAACAATGGCTCTATTCCAGAAGGTTATGCAATTAACCACTTCTTGACAGACACAAATGCATGGTTCTTAACAACTGATGTGCCTAACGGTATGAAACACTTTGTTCGTGTTCCATTACAACAATCTATGGACGGTGACTTCGATACAGGTAACGTACGTTATAAATCACGTGAACGTTATTCATTCGGTTGGTCTGACCCACTAGGTATGTATGGTTCAGCAGGTGCGTAATTAAAAAATAAAACTTTGTTTTGACCCCGCCTTAAAAAAGCGGGGTTTTTTATTTCTAAGAAAGGTACAGTTACCTTATGAATAAGTTAATAATTCTAGGGCTCTTAATAGTATCTATCCCCACAAATGCTGCAGATAAACTCTTAAAATATCGATTTAATGAGGATGTTGAAATTAATATATCTACATTATCTTGTCCATTTAAGGCTTTAAAAGACAAATATAATTTTGCTGCAGTAGCTAAACGCTCAGATGGGCAACAAATGTTTGGGTGCTATGTTCATAAAAATGATAATATAATCATTCAATGGGATGGTGGTGACCAAATAATACTACCAAATAAATATTTTTTAGAATATTAGACAAATATATAAATTTGTTATAATATAGGGATACTGGAAATTATATTAGTTCAACTGGTCCAGCAGATGCGTACACTATGAACTAATACAACTTTGTACGAAGGATAAAATTATGGCTCGTTCTACCACACTAGCTGTTTGGCGCTCTAACGGTGGGGACCAAACACGCACTACTTCCGCCGGTTCTATGCATATGTCTGTTCCGTTCTATATTGCGAACGTAGCAGCTACAGCAAACGTTGTTATTTCATCAAGCTTACCTAATGCTGCAGTTGTTTTACCAGCTAATGCAATTGTTACAAGTATTGCTGTAACAGCTACAGGCACAGGTAAAATTGACTTAGGCTTTACACCATTATCAAATATTGGTCCAGGTCAAACAACTACTCTAGGCACTCCTGTTCCAACAGGTTTATTATTAGCAGCTTCTACAGCAACTCGCGCATCTTTTGGTGTTGGTGGTGCTAATACAGGCGCTTCTTTAGGTAATGTTGCTAATGCTACTAATGTAATTGTTCTTACATCAGCAGCTAATGGCGCAGCTTCAGGTACTGCAAGTGGTTATATTAACTACTTTGTATCTGATAATGCTCAACAAGAAGTATAATTAATCTAAGTGGGGCTTTGGCCCCTCTTAATAACTAAGGAGATTAATTATGATGCAAACTGATGTTT